TTAGTTGCCCCCAACATGATTGCGGAACCAAGCGTAATCGGCAATTTCAAGGTTGCCGCGGCCGGCGCGAATATTTGATGCCGTTGTGGTTGATGTCAGGTAGACCATCCCCATCGCATTTGGAATTTGAGCATTCATAACTGCAAATGAAACCCCGTTAAGAACGGTGACGTTAGATGCTGCCGTTCCATTGAAATTAGTTGCATTGAATGTTCCATTGGATGTTACGTTGGATAATCTAACTGCGTTTGCAAAATCAACTGTTACGTTGCCGCACTTTACCCCGTCCAATTTAAGTGGTATCTGGTTGCTATTACCACCTGTGACCTGGATATTCCCAATAAACGAATTGCTTGCATGGAAATAAGGTTCAGCATTGCCGCCGCGAACCCATACATCGCCAGCGTTTGGAAGGCCTACATCGTTTAGGATTGCGCCAGAGTATCGAGTCATGAAGAGCATTCCGCCAACTTGACCTGTTCCGTAATTAGGCGTATACATGCCACCGCCTCGCCACACCAAATAACCACCGGTTCCAGTATCAGGACGATTAGTGTAATCGTAGCTTGGGTCTGAGTCCTGAGTGAAATAAGTCACCCCAAAATTACCCAGGCCAATTGCTAGTTTTTTCCCTGCCGCTCCAACGCCATCTCCAGCATCGCACTCGAAGTGGCAATCCTCCAGCCATATTGGAGATGAGTTTCCACTTACGATCATGTCTGCAGCGCCGTAGTAGCAGTCTTCTATGTGGTTGTTTTTGAATCTAATAAAGTTGCTGTTATCCGTTGAGCGAGATCTAAGTACGTGCATAGCTGCATATGTCTGATAGTCGTACCCTGTATTTCCTGCGGTCTGCCACGCCCCCCAAGTTGGTGACATGCGCCCGCATTGCACAAACTTGCAATTTTCTACGATGCTATCCCAAGACCAATCGAACAGCACGCCGGAACCATATACTTGATATACCGTAACATTACGAATATTAACTTGGGTTCCGTTGTGAATTACGATCCCATGAACATTAGGGTGTCTGCTTGCATCTTTATTGACCCCCCAGATGTTGAAATCACGCAAATCTGCGTAACCAGGCCAGAATTTTAAAACTGGTGCCGTCTGCCTGATTTGAGCGACCTCAGTAGGCGCGCAGTGTATTACTCCATAGTCACGCCAGCTAACGTCTGCTCTAGATGCTGAGCCAGAGAATTTAATCTGCGTACCCGAAGGCATTCCAGTTGTCGCATCGCGCTGCTTGTTAAACACGCCATGGATTATCAATGGCCATGTGGCCGCATATTGCCCAGTAGCTGAGTTATAGAAATTCAACGCAGGATATGTTGAGTGGATTTTGTCACCGAGAGCCACGCCGCCAAGAATTGGTCTATTTAGAGTTATCGTTCCGGCAGGAAGTATAAGCTTAGGAGAGTATCCTTTAGTGTAAACATTGACTTGAGCAGCAAAGATTGCATCATCCCAATTCCCAATTTTGTCATAGTAGAATTGGATGTGCTGCTCAGTTTTGAATATGTTGCTAACTGCATGTCCGATAGTCCCTACTGGATAATCTACATCGATATCAAAACCAATCATCGAAGAGCCATTAGGGCTAGATAGTTGTGTTAATAACCACTGCTTAAACTGGTCAGGGTCATATTTCAATACATTTGGATAATAGAACTGCTGAGCGCCATATGCGTCATAAACGGCCATGCTATGACCTTCGACAGTTACAAACTTGGCAATCTGACCGCCATACACTGGATATCCGCCAGCGTTTATCATGATCGGCTGTGCCATTGGCACATGTGAACCATCCTCGTTCTCCAGGTAAACCTGAATCTGGTTCTCCGGGATGGTCGGGTCAGTATCAATCTTGCCGATGTAAATCCTGCCGTTAGCTGCAGCTTTGGACGAGCGAGCCAGCGTGAACAATTGCGAAGGCATCGAGACGACAACGTTAGGGACGATATCGGCCATTTATTTTCTCCAGGCGTGTGGAATCCCCACAGGTCACGCCTGCGGTGGTTTTTAGGTATAAAAAAAGCCCGACTAAGTAGCCGGGCCCTGGTGTTGGGTGCTGTTACATGTAGTTAATTATTAGAATGGTAATTACCCAGAATGCTAAGCAAGATGCTATGACAGCAAACCAAGTGTTACGGCGATTCCATCTCATTTTTTCCACCTTTTGTACTGCTATGCACGACACTACTAATCGGTGGGTGAATCATCAAATTGGAACTACAGATCAATAACTTGATATTGATCGGCTGTGACGATCGATTGATGTAAGGCGTTGATATTATAACAAAGTATCACGGTGGTCTTATTGTAGTTATGAACAGCTAAGTCTTATGATGCGTCACCGACTACAGTGAGGCAGATAAGATGGGCAGAGAAGACCCTCAGTTTAACCTGCGAATTCCTGCAGAATTAAAGGATAAGCTTAAGCAAAGAGCCAAACTCAATGGCAGATCATTGAACTCTGAAATAACCATGATCATAGAGGAATCGTTATCTAAGCCATCTAAAGTATCTGGCTATCGTGATGAGGCAGAGAAACTAGCTAATGAGCATGCTGAAAGATTTAAAGAGGTGGTGATCGAAACGCTGATCACTTTATATTCAGACAAAAACAAATAGCATTTTGGTTATTATGGCAAAAATAATTATCGGATTTATATTTGGCGTTGTATTCGCAACAACAATCAACGCTGTAGCTGGTCAAATAGTTGGTGACGATGGATATATTTTTGGTTGGGATGTTGTAAAAGATGGAGAAACCATTTGTTCAGAGCCTTATGTCTGGACATCGACAAAAGAAATTGAGTGTGACTAAACCAAACTGCAGGTGATTATTATGAATAAATTATTTTATACGCTTATTTTATTTTCTTTAACTGGGTGCGCTCAGTCAACACAGATAAAAACAGCAGATGGTAAAAAGCAGTTTATTATCGAATGCGGAGCTGCAGCTCCATGGAGTGTTTGTTACGAAGAGGCAAATAATGCTTGTCCGTCTGGGTATACAGATATCTCCAAGTCGTCTGGGTTCAATAGGAAAGAAATGACTATAGAATGCAAATAGCCGTCCGTGGCTATCATTTACTCCCCTGTATTCATCCCGCTCAGAGATGCCACGATTCCTGAGCGGGCTAGCCTCTCAAATTCCTCGCTTCCTACTGCATCTCGTATCGCCTTCACAGCAACCTTGTTAGCCATGAATCTGCGTTCTGCTTCAGCTACTGCTTGAGGGGTTGCCCCCGATTTAACAGCCCTGGTTGCTTCCTGAATCGCCTTTTCAATCGCGTATCGCCCACTCCTTGTTTTAGATATCTTGGCTACTGTGCTCTTGATTACTGCACCAGCAGTAGCACCCACCGTGGCACCTATAACTCCTCCCCCAGTGGCCCCGACAACAGCACCAGCAGTAGAGTTTCCTGTCGCATCAAGAACGGTTTGAGCGATCTTTGGAAGTCCTGAATCTAACGCCTTCAAAACCTCAGTGGTACGCCCTGTTCTTTCAACGTACTGTTGAGGCTTAATTGCAGCTCTTGCCAGGGTTCCATATGCATCAGCAATTCGACCTAAATCTTTTGAATATCGATTGATCGCATTAACATTCTGTGGGGTGAGCAGCGTTGCGATATGGTTAATCCCTGCCGCATCTGACTTTCCTCCCCTAACGCCATGAGAGATGGCATCTTGCAGGATTGAAGATATTGCTGGCACTCGCTCGGCCTCTGGAAGCGCAGAAATGATCGAGTGAAACCCTGATGGACCATTTAAGCCTTTAGCTGATGATGACTGCAGAGCCTTAACTCCATTAGTTACCAGAACGTCATTCGCCAGCCCGCGCCCAAATATTGATTCTGCATTTTCTTGCGCCGTCAATCTCGCCTTAGAAAGATCATTGGCGCGCGTCCAATCATCAATAAACCCTCCCTGCTCTGCCATGTTGCGCATATCGTCAGTGATAGCCCTGCGCACCTCTCCAGCTCGTCGAGCTGCGTTAGCCTCTCCGCTGCGGATATATTTCTGCTCTGCGTCAGCAAACTTCGCCCGCCATGCCTTCATCCCATCAAACGTTACTCCACCACGATTTGCCCCCAAGAGTTGCTTCATTTCAGGGCTAAGTGGAACGCCAGCAGATCTCTCTCCTTGGATAACGGCGTTGGCGTTGCTTAGTGGCATCTTCTGATTGGGCATTGTCGCTCTTACGTCATCCCATGCGGCGCGTTCCGCATTTTTCATTTCATCCAGATTGCCCATGATGCGCTGCTTTATGGATGAGCTTTTTTCTGATGCAGTACCTGCTGCCGCGCCTAGATCATCAAGGTTTTGGTTAAACTTAGAGGTAATCTCGTTAAATGCTGCCTGATGTGCATCCTGAGCAACTCCTGGGGTCGATGCCAACGCGCCCTCTGCCTGAGCTACGCCACGGCTTCCTGAACGCATGCCTGGCGTTAGGGCGTTGATATCAACACCGGCGGTTTCTGCTGCCCTTGCGATGTCGTCTGTGACATTAGCCGCCTGGCCGGAAAGCACGTCACGCCCTGCAGCTGTCCTTGCAAGATTGGAGACGTCATTCGCGGTCTCAATTGCTGCCGGAGTTGCAGCGGCTGCTTGCGTAGCGCCGGTTCTAGCTCCAGACATAGCTCTGATACCGCGCAATGCTGCAGGCGCGCCAAGTAATGCGGCATTAAGCAGCATTTCCTTAGTGGCATTTGTTGCAAAGTCTCCAGGCTCATTACCTGCATTGGCAATTGAGCCAATCATTGCTCCAGCTACAGGTCCGACTCCTGGTGTTAAATATGCTCCAATGGCCTCACCTGCTTGTGCATATGGATCCGTGGGTCGATCAACAGGTCTGTAAATAGGCTCAAGAATATTTCCTGCACCTAGTTTTCTGCTACCAGCGTTTACGAGGTTTGCCCCACCCTGAAGGATATCGAACGGGATGTTCGCCAAACCCCTAGCTGCCTGCTCGATATTCTGCGATGCAGTTGGTGCAGGAGCTTGCTGCGCCCATGGTTGTGATGATTGCTTAGCCAACTGAGCGAGCTCGTCGTCTGAGCCTGGCGCCGCTTGCTGAGTCCACTGAGCAAAGCGTGGATCATTGACGTAATTTACAGTCTCGGCTGGAACCTGAGTCTTCTCACCACGGAGATATTTTTTGACGTTACCGGGGCCCCAGTTATACGCAGCCAGAGCAGCAGATACGTTTCCATCGTGAGCGTCGATCATCTGCTTTAAATAGCGCGCCCCAGCCTCTACCTGCATAACAGGATTACGCTTTAGCTCTTCTGGGTCATAACCCATCCCACGAGCGGTGTTAGGCATTACCTGCGTAAGGCCGATAGCGCCCTTTCCGCTCATGGCATTGGCATTTCCGCTGCTTTCCTTGCTGATTACCGCACCGAGCAATCCAGCAGGGATTCCGAAGCGCTGCTCAGCATCAGAAACAATATCGCCACCTTGCTGTGGTGGCGATTGTTGCGGCTGCTGGTATTTAGTCCATGGCCCATCGGAAGGAGATTCGGCCGGTGCTGCGTTCTGATACTTTTCCCATGGGCCTGCCATTAGTCTTTTCTCCAGCTATTAGGATTGCTTGGGTCGCCGCCAAGGAAGGTATATCCACCTTCGCTAATGCCAGCGCGTGGAACTGCTCCACTTCCGCTCTGCGAATTATTGAAGGCGTCGATTTTCTGCTGATAGGTATCAACTACCGGCTGTTGCTTCTGCAGGTATGACGTCTGCCGCTGCAGAACACGCTGCCAGTTATCAATTGCCGAACGCGCCGCCTTTGGTGACATGTTTTGATTTATGGCGAGGAACGCTCGAGCTGCAGCTTGTCCCTCTGAATCTGAAACTGGACCAGTCCCTTTCATGCCAATTACACCCATCAATCGGGCTTGTCCTTGCATCTGTTCGATCTTCGCCCATGCGTCGGCTGACTGCGTACCAGGAATTCGCGAATTAACGGTGCCACCGAACCCGAACACGCCATCAAAAACATCTGGCGGAATAGCCTTGACTTGATTCACTGTGTCATACATCCCGGCCACGTTATTAACGTTGCTTTGGTGCGCGCCTACATAGTCCTGCATCTTCTGCACTGATGCTTGCTGCGTGGCAAGGGATTTAGCGCTATTCTCACCCGCTTTCAGGCTGAGCTCTAGGCGCTTATTAGCGTTATCCGCCTGGTTCTTCTGAGCTGTAAGGTTTAACTGCTGCTGACCTTGCTCAAGCTGACCTTGCTGATAAGCTGCCTGCTGTTGCAATCGCTGCTGTCCAAGATTGAGATTGGCTTGCGCAATCTGTCCGGTTTGCTGCAGCTTGGCGTTGTTACCGACGATATCGAAATACTTATCGCCCTGCGCCGCAAGTCCAAGCGTGTCAAAGAGCTGTGCAGCTCCCTGCGGGTTCTGCATGCCCATCTGCGCCAACACATTCGGGTTCGCACCAATGCGCGACAAATCACCCGCATTCTTTTGCAGGTATTGGCCATAGGTCTCTGGTCCTTGAGATAAGGCCAGTCGCAATCCAGCCGCCTGATTTGTCATGTCGCTTTTCTGCTGTTCGTTCAGGCCAGATACAGCTTGTTGCGCTTTGGTGACGAATGCAGGGTTAGCGGCCGCGAAATCACGAAGTGATGACACATCTCCAGTTTTCCATGCGTCGGCGTGCGCTTGATTGAACGCGTTTTGTGCTTCTTGTTGCTGCTGCTGATTGTAGATATCTGCGACACCAGCGAGACCACGCAGACCGGCAAGGGCAACGTTATTTGCACCAGAGCGGGCGATGTCATTGTTGTCGCGGATCAGGCCTAACGTGGTATTGATATCGTTAGCCTGAGGGGCATTGGAATTCATGCCGCCAATCCCCGCAAGCAGACCACCAGAGTTACCAGCCTGTTGCCATGTAGCCATTAGAACAGCCCTCCAAGAAGCCCCAGGCCGCCGCCGATAGCAGCTCCTAATCCAGTGCCCAACCCAGGGACGATGCTGCCCAGAGCTGCGCCAGACATAGCGCCACCTGCTAGGCCGCCAATCCCCTGCTGAAGTCCAGATGGGCGGTTAGCGTTTGCAGCCGCCAGCGATGCGCCTTGCATCGACAACTGCCCAGCGTTGTTAGCGAAGTTTGCTCCGGCGTTGGCTTGCCCCTGCAGCGCACCGAGGCCAATGTTTGCCAGGTTCTGATAGTTATTCATCTGGCCTGAAAGCCAGTTTTGACCCAGAGTAGGAGCAATTGTCGCCAATCCGTTGCTTGTAGCGGTGCTGCCAAGGCCGCCGGTTGCTTCCGCAGATGCCAGTTGCTGGTATCGCGCCTGATTGGCGAGGTCTTTGTATTGGCCGGAGTTGTAATAATCGTTCAACGCTGATTGCTGGCCACCGAGCGTGGAGAGGTTTTGCAGCTGGCCGATATATTGCTGAGCCAGCGGAGTGAATGGTGCCAGATTACCCATGATGCGCTCAAACTGCTGGTTTTGCAGGTCAGCGGCGTATTTCGTTGCATCTGCTGCAGCGCCAGCGCCGTTATTGCCGCCACCTTTGCCACCTTTGCGCATGCGGCTTTCTTTCATCCGCTTGGAGTTTCCGCAGCGGCTGTTTTCAAAAACATCAAACATAGCGTGATTCCTATTTGGAGTGCTGTTCCAGGAACTCCGTCAGCTCTTCGCGAGTGGCGGCATAAAAAGTGACGTCATCAACGCCTTTGAAGTATTTCTTGATGGTGCCGACGCGCTTGAGGCCAAGCATCGTGCAGTAAATCTGACCATGTCTGAATTTGCGCGCGGCGAATGAGGTAACGCATTGCACATTGAAATTCGCCAGGATGAATCTCCAGAAGGCTAAGCCGATTTTCTGGCTGAATCCTCGCACCTCTTTCAGGTACATCGCGTGGCAGTCGAAGGTCAGTGGCTGGATTTCGTGAAAGTAGATGATTCCGCCAAACTGGCCATGCACGTGCACCTCGAAATAACGATGTCCGGGTTGATAATCGAACCCGTCACCGTTGTTACTGCCAGCGATGATGTCGGGATGGTTGCCGACGGCTTCAATCAGGTCGATATTTCGCGTTGGTTTGAACTCAATCATCATTGCTCCGCGATTATCTTGATAGACGTGGCCGTAAATGCAGCGCCATTTGATTGAATCGTCATAGTGCTACCGTTAGTTGCAAGGAAACCGCCAGCATCAACGCTAAAGAACGTCGCCAGCAATACGTTATCTGTGGTTGTGGCCACGTTCCTGCTGTTAACCAACGTGTCAGATACTGCCCCGGAGAACGTTAATTGAATAGAACGGTTTGTCGTTCCGCCAGGCCACGACCCAATCAGAGACAGTTTGAAATTGACCGTCTTGTTTTCGTTGTAAACAACAAGCTTATCTGTTGTTGTGTTGAAGAATGGGGCAAGTGTTCCGCTGGTAGGCGTTAGCGCCTTGAGCAGGGTGACAAGGTTTGCTCCAGTGGTTGGGATGACAAGCGAAACTCCGCTGTAAACCACCTCAGACTTCTTGCGCGTCGTTGCATATTCAAGCGCGGATATTCTGGAGGTGTGATTCGCAACGGTCGTTTGCAGGGTGGTTATATTCCCCTCTGCAGTCGCCATGCGGCCTGTAAGGCCTGCGATATCCGTTGTGTTCTGGGTGATGCGCGTTTCGTGATCGGCTAGCTCTGCTTCGTTGGCCGCAATGCGCGTTTCGTGGTCTACAAGTTCAGCTTCTGCTGCAGCGATTCGTGTTTCATGGTTAACCAGGGTCGCCTCTGCCGCAGCGATGCGCTGCTCATGATCAACGAGCGTCGCCTCTGCAGCTGTTATTCGCGACTCATGGTCGGCCAACACCAAATCCTGCTCATCATTCTTCTTCTGAGCGTCCCAGGCCCCCTGCCCAGCCTCGTTTGCCTTCCCCGCCACGTTCCCCAGGTCAGTTCCCTGTTGAATAACGTAAAGCAGGTAAGGCTGGGAGAAGATGTTGCGAGGCAGGAGCGTGGCATCGATGCGCGTAGCCTGGATGATTACCGGCTCTTTCAATCCATCATCGGCCATCATTCAATCCTCAATGAGCAGTCAGACAGAGTCACCGGAGAGCGGGTAATCACACGCACCTTGAAGCCGATGTTTTTCCTGACGCGACCAATTCGACGCCATATAGCGCGCTTGTCGTAAATGAATGGCGCGTTGTAATCGACCATTTGCTCTCGGACATAGTTTGAGCCATCAACGGTTGCTGAGATGAAAAGACGCTCCGCCCACTGAGATACGCCAGTTGCTGATTCGAGCTCAAAATCGAACACCCTGGCGTTATCAGCCTTGAACATGGGGGTAAACAGCAGATGTTCAGCCTGCTTGTCGTATTGTGAGGATGAGTCAAATTTAAGCACTCCGGTGACAGCCTCTAACTTGTCACCCACCGTTACCTGACTACCTTCGAACACATAATCAATGGCGCGATGCACGTCATCGAAGAGACCGGTTTTCAAAATGCTCCATTGCGGCCCGCTCTGGCTGGCGGTGGCGTCATAGCACAGGACGTGGCGAGGAAGGTGGGCGATCAGCAGTTCGTGGCTGTCAAACCGAATTGACTCAAGCACGCCTGTAGCCAGCTCGTCAGCCGTGTAGCTACGCAATACCTTCTCCACTGTTGCAGTGGCGATCTGCGAAGCCTGACCGTTGTTGATCATGTAGATGGATGGCGCGCCAGTAGACTGATGGCTAATGAAGGCGAACGAGTCCATAAACTCAGTTTTGCAATAAGTACCGGCAATCCCCTTCTGCACCATCAGTGATGGCTGAGCGACGTAAATTGCCGCTGATGTATCTGCAGCTCCAGTCAAAGAGAAATACTCGATAGTGCTGCTGCCAAACATCACGACGAAGTCACGCCACACGCCGCACCCAATGATGCCATCTGGCTGGCTCTCTGCCGTATAGAACGGGCGGAATCGGTCAGGGTGTGATTCATCCTCAAGGTCTGTTACGCCGAAGGTCTGAGTGCCATCCTTAACCCAGACATAGCGGCCACGCGCCCGGCAGATATCTCTGACACTGCCAATGTCGTATTGAGCAAAATCAGTTCCGCCTACATTTGGCGGCCAGTTATCCAGGGTTTTATTCGTGCCATCATACCGATATAGCGTCATGATTCCGTTGGCTGCCACCGCCTGACTGGTTGCGCTATGGGCCATGCTTACACGCTTATCTCCCGCCACATTCCCTCGTTCATTACCGCCTTGGTATATCTTCCCTCCGGCAACACGATACGGAATATTTTGAACCGTGTTGTACTCAACTCCGCGAGACACTCCAGAAACGTCTGAGCGCTTAGCTACGCCAGGGAAAGAACGAAGATACCCAGATGCATTCAGAACTTCCTTCGGCGTCGCCAGCATGTTCACAGGAAGCAAATCGACGTAATCAGCATTTCGGTAGTCTTTGCCAAGGCCTTTGGCTAATGGCAGCTTTTGGATTGGCATGTGTCACCTACTGATTTGGAATGTCGCCGTCAATCGGGGGAAGATCGCCAGGGTAATATCTGTCGATGGTAAACACGTCGTATTTGTTGCCTTGACCAAGCGGGAAATCTCCGCGACGGCGCATCGACGGAACAACGAGAGTGTCAGTCAGAAGCGCGTCATATGAGCGCTGAGCATTAGTCAGAACTTGAGGCGATGGCTCTACGCCATAATCAGACAGCATGCGAAGGATTAGCTGATAGCCAACTGCATGCTTGTATTTGCGCGGCAGTCCAGAGTCATCGTCTGGTAACGGCTCCTCGCCATCCGCCGCGAACAAATAACCGACGTTCCCGGGGTTGATCATCCACTCGGCCATCATGTCTTCGAGGTCATGAATGGCATCCTCGACAGACTGAGGCTCTACATCAGTTAGAGTTGCGTTTGAAGCTACTGCGGGTTTTCTGAGAGCGAATAAGACGATCTCACCCTTTGTCAGAGTCGTTGCCATTATCAGCCGCCTTGCGCCCACGTTTAACAACCGGCTTGATGTCGTCAACGGAAGCCACAAAGCCGAGCTTTTCGTAAATTGGGAAGTCTTTCTCTGCGATTACAGCCTGAACATGGCCTGCCTCGTTATCGGCAGCCATAAAGATGCTCATGCGATCCATTTAGCCTCCAAAAAATAAAGGGGCCGAAGCCCCTCTTGATTACGGATTGCCGAAGAACTGGCCGCCCATGTGTGGGTTGAAACACACGTAAGCTGGCAGCAAGTCGAAGCGCATTTTCTGCACGTTGGCGTCGCCGTCCGAGTATTTGTGCACGCGGATAGAGAAGCCTTCGTAAGTTGCGACTGCAGAGTCGATGCTGTTCAGTTTTGGGAGAGGAATGGTGCCCAGGCCGCAGAAGAACTTGTTGTAGAACAGGTTCGGTTTCATGGTCTGGCTTGCAGTGCCGATTACAGTCACCGCGTCGCCTGCGGCAACCTGACGGCTTACTGCGTTGTACTGTGAGTTGGTGGCGTCATAAATCGGAACGCCGGACAGCGTAACTGTCACTGCGCCGCCGGCGGTGGAGTTTGCGTCGGCCAGAACGGTTGCAGTGAAGCTGATAGGTGCAGAGCCGTTATAAAGCACTTGCTTGCTCTGCTGCTGCAGCCAGTAGGTGTTGGTGAACTTAATCTGGTCGCCAGCTTTCAGGAAGCCAGTTACAGATGCGGTTGCGCCGGTCAGTGTTACCTGGAACTGATAGGTATCTTTCACCGCGTTATAGGTCACGGTCGGAGCGGTTTGCACTGTCAGCGTGCCGCCGAATGCACCTTGCGTGCGGGATGCCAGGCCATTAGACATCAGTGCGCGAATGCCGCCGAAGTTAGTGGAGATCTGCGCATTTTCCCAGGCGGTGCGAACCAATTGGTCGGCAGCGTGCAGACCAGATTGCGCATCGGCCAGTCGCTGGGCAGACCACGGATCCATTACCGCATAGTTCTCACCCTCAACCACGCCCAAATCCTTCAGGAAGGATGCGGTTTGAGCCACATCAGACCATTTGTTGATCGGGGTGTTAGGGCTACCCAGAGCCAGTGCGCCATTGTTCATCATGAACTTGGCCAGCTCAGTCTCCAGGTCAGTTACGATGCGCTGGCGAACCGGCGCCAGGATTTCTTCCAGCTGGTTCAGCTTGATCGCTTCTTCCAATTGCTGGTACTCGACGGCAACTGTGATGTAGTTGCCGACGCGGCCAGTTGCCTTACCGGAAATCAGGTTGTTCTTCGACTGCCCGGAGATGTCGCCGGTAGGAGTGCGCAGAGATGAGAACTGATGCGGACGCTTGAAGCTTACGCTATCGCCGGTATTGGAGTTGATTTCTCCAGCCAGCAATTGGCGGTCTACGGTTTTTGCCAATACCAGGTCAGACATGAAACCAGGCAGGAATTTTTTCAGGACGATTTGACTGACGTTACTGTTTAAATCATTGGTAGCCATTTAGCTGTTCCTTATTCGATTTTAGCGCCGGGGCAGAGTTTGTTGAAATCATCTTGTTTCGCATCAGCGCCGCCACCACGAACCTCCGGCTCTGGCTTGATGGCTTTCTTAGGCTTCGGAGCCAACTTAACTTGCTGGCTAATCTGGCCTAAGAGGAATGCTGCGCGAATTGGGTCTGTCTCAGCGGCTACACGCTGGCGTAGTTGTTGGTTCTTGCCCAATGCATAAGCAACGAGTTCAGAACCTTCGTCGGCGGCATGAATCAGGATTTCCTGTTGGATAACCGGAATCTCCTGGCGAACGATGTCTTCCATCTCGCGATAGTCTTTCACCGGAAGCTTTGCTGCTCGCTCCTGATGCTTCGTAAGGCGCTCTGTTAGTCGTTGCTGCAATTCCTGCTGCTGACGTTGCTGCTGTTGTTTAACCTGCTCAGCACGGCCTTTCTTCTCATGCCAATCAGTCATCGCCTGCTCAAACGCTGCTTCGTCGTACTCGCACGACTCCAGGGTCGGCTTTGGAGGAATAACGTCTGATTGTGGTTGCTGCGCCTCTGCTGGCTTGGATTGAATCTGCTCAAGCTGGCGGCGTAGCTCCCGATTTTCTTTCTGTGTTTCTTTGAAGCCCTTGCGAAGCTCTTTCACCCATTGAGGAGCCGGTTGCCCATCAATGTGATCGTCTTCTTCAGGGTTGAGGCTAATTTCCTCATCACCGATTTGCAGTGAGTAATCCTCTGGCTGCTCTTCGGGCTGTTCACTTTCGGCCTTTTTCTCTTTCTGCTCTGGCTCTTCCTGTGATTTATCCTCAGGATTTTCCTTTGCTTCAGTGATAACTTCTTCGGCTTCTTCCTGTTTTTCAGACAGGTCAATAACCTGACCGTCGATGATCAGTTCGCTTTCCATTGATTACTCCTGGTTAACTCGGCATTGAGTCTGCCGGTGACTGTGGTGATGTCGGGATTTGTTCTTGCTGGGATTTAAGAAGGTCGTTAAGGAGCTGAATTGCATCCATAACTCCTTTCTTGTTGATGTTCTGTGCCTGGGAAAGCTTGTAGACAACGTTGGCCTGACTTTCCTGAGCATCCTGCTGAGCGGTGAACGCCTTAATGACGGTTTCACGCGTCGCGTTATCAGCCTTCTTGTTCTCTGCCTCGGCCGCGACCATCTGAGCCTGTGCCAGAACCATTTCAGGGTTAGGCTGGCTCTGAGCTGCCATCTGCGCCTGCTGGACGATCTGCTGCTCTTCCTGATTTCGCGGCTTAGCGATACCAGAGGTCAGAAGCTGCTTGCGGTTGAACTCTTTGAAGTCTTCCAGCCCTTCACCGTCCAGGTTATCCATGATGATCCCTTGGATTGCTGGTCGAAGCGGATCGGTTGGCAACATAGAGTTGAGGACGTTGGTCAGAACAGACACCGTAGCATCACGCCTTGCTGTATAGCTTGGGCCGACATCAACCGTAACGTCATAGCGGCCAGTCGATAGGTCATTCAGTGCAACCACTCGGCCAGTTTGACGATCAACAACCTGCGCATTCATCAGCGCGATGTCATCGGTGCCGTCTTCGTTAACTACACGAACTTCACGCTCTGAGCCGTAAACCTCTCGAGCCATAGACAGCCATACTTCACCGGCACGCTTCAGGCTCTTAGCCATGTTGTCCAGGTAGATGAACGATGCCATGTCGGCGCGGTTCATCAGGTTGTTTACCGTTTCCTGCGCGACGTTGCTCGGCATCTGCTGCATTGCCTGGCTGCCGCCGGTTACTTCCTGAATGTCAGCGCTGGTCTGCTGCAGCAGCGCTGCCAATGCCTGGTTCATCACTGCTGGCTGCGTATAGCCTGCTGGCGTAGCACCGGCGATGATATTACCTGCCTTATCCTTTACCTCACGCAGAGGAAGGAACGCTGGACGCTTCTTATTGCGCGCTTCCCAGTGTTTTTCTAGCCCTCTGATTTGCTCCATGCCGACGATAGGAATCTGGCCAGGGTCTTGAGCTGCCGTATCAGCCAGCATAGAAACCTGCAGGTTGTAGAGTCGTTGCGGGTCCATAGCCTTGGCAATGTGTCCCTCGACGCGCTCAATATCGTCAATAAACCAGCGCTTGCCATATACCGGGATTAGCGGGATATGCTCACCAGGAATGCGCCGCGGCTTCTCGAGGAAGCTCTGGCCGTCAACCACTGACACATAAACGCGACGTCGCTTCACGGAACGGCGCGCAACCTCTACGAATCCAGCCTCAGCAAGCTCATCTTCGATATCTTCGATTTGATCGCTGTCATAAGTAGCGATTTCACCAGTCAGCGGCTGCTGGTAGCTGATAACATCAACCGATTCCTTGCGCACCTCGTAATACTTGGCGATGTAAACCACTTCTGGCTGAAACCAGTCATAGTTCCATAGCGAAGCCGTAGAAATATCGAGAGATGCAGGCTGAGTTTTGCCATATTCCGCCTCGTACTTCTCAGGCGAAAGCGAGTACATGCAGAATGCCCAAAGCGCATCTGACTTGTCGTACTTCTTCGCGTCAGGGTCAAACCATACTGAGCGAGATGGGTCGTATATCGGCTCAATGGCAATGCGCTGGCGATCGTCCATCGGGTCGTATTCATTGACCAGCATCGATGTCAGGCGGAAGCAGCCAAAACCACCGGTAGCCGCATCATCAAATGCGTTATCGCAAGCTTCGCCTCCATCTGTCTCTTCGTAGTCAGCGCGGAATAGGCCATTCAGCTTGTTGGCCAGCTCTTCGCTTGCCTCGCGATCACCAGGGCGAAACTTAACAGTGATGCGGTTGTTCCGATACTCGGCAATGATGCGGTTAAGCTCAGTGGCTACCTTGTTGATTTCAAACTTCGGGTATTTCTCGAACTGGTCGTCAAGCTTGGTTCCCGCTGCTGTTGCTCCTTCCCATTGACCGCCAGGGACACGAGCGAATCGCGTAGCTTCGATGCACTTCTCGCGCACGTCTTGCTGCGGCGTATAGGCGCGGTCAAACCTGAGCATGACGCGCTCATGTTTTTTCTCTAATGTCTCTGCCATGTTTACCAACCGGAGGATGAGGGAACGTAGATTTCCGTTTCTTCTGGCGCCATCGCCGGACAATGCATGCACATCATCAGCGAGTCGGCCAGGTTAGGTGACGGGATTCCAAGCTTTTGCTTCATTTCGACTTTAGTCATGAGCTCAAGCTTCCCGTTGCCGTTAAATTTGCGCTGTATCTGCGTGAGTTCAGCGAATGCCTTCTCAAGCATCTTCTCGCCGATAGCTTCCTTGTCGAAGCTCAGCATGCTGTCAGGGTCTGCATAATCACCGTGAACAACGGCGCGGTACGTCAGATAGAGCCTATCAGCCAGGGTGTAGTAGAACTGAGCACGCTTATTGCGGAACACATCACCGATTGTGCGGATATTGTCGCCCTGAACCACTTCGTCAGCCCATGCCCCGGATTGATAAGGAGCATCTTCATCGAACGGTGATTCGCTACCCTTGAACATGGTCGCGGTGATCTTCTTCCCGGCGAATGAGTCAGTAACCTGACGACGTAGGCCAGCGCCTAGGCCGTCACCATCCCAGAGGAAGTGATCTGCGCCATCGTTAATAGCCATACCGGTTGCCCAATCTGCGCCGTCGTTAACATCGACCTGTTCAGGCGGCTCAGCAATACGCTTCACCACGGACCCATGACGCATGGCATAGCCTTTGGCATCCGGACCGGTATCTGACGGGTCGTGAGATGCAACTACAGCCCCTCGCGCTTTCCATCCAAGCTTCTTGTGAGCATCTGTTGCCGCTTCCAGCCACTCGCGTTTGATGATTGCCATATCACTTGCGCTTACCGGCTCACCTAGCCAGATGTGACGATACAGAGTTGGATTTCGCCGTTTGCACTCTTCCATCTCTAGTCGGAGAACTTCAGGGAAGTGCGGGTTATCGGTGTAGTTAACCGTCAGTAGACAAATGTCATCCGGATGGTCAACAACGAAGCGCTGATAGGTATCGTCGAGAATGTTTTTCGGGTTGAAACTGACCCAGATTTCAGAGTTAGGCTTTCGGATGGTCGGAATCAGGATATCCCACGACTCCTTCGTTACTGCCTCGGCCTCTTCTACCCAGCAGATGTCGATACCTTCGAGTGATTTAATCTTTGTTGGGTTGTTCTTGATGCCGTAGAACATGAATTCAGCGTTAGTACCAAGATGGCGAATCATTGATCGCTGAATTTCGAACTCAGCTGCATATCCTTCGCGCTCGATCGTGTCTTCAAGCAAACGGATTACAGAATCACTGATACTGTTCTGCAGCTCACGAGCGCACAGGATCCGCACAGGCTGACGCCTTGATGCCTCGACTAGCAAACGAGCCATCGCCCACGACTTTCCGCTACCTCGACCGCCCTTAGCGACCTTATAGCGATGCGCATTGATGAACGGTTGGAAGATAGGGTTAATCGTTGTCATTTGCCGAATAGAGTACTCATTGGTGATGTTTCAATCTGGATAGCGCCACCGCCTGGGCCGGTATGCTCGATGATTTGCTTATCAAGCCCAGTTAATTTTGCTTTGCCTAGGGTTGCTGCTACTGCGGCTGAAGACTGCGGCGTTTCAGCGGTTAAGGCTGCCTGTCGGGCTTCTTCGAGTTCTGCCAAAAGCGAATCAACTGTCACGCTGTGGCGCTCTTTAATCTCGCCCCTCAGTTCTGCCACCCTTAGGGCGATCTTAGGGTTATCGAGTAATTTGCTGGCTTGTACGTGTATAGCATCTGGCTTCATGTTTTCGGCGGCATACGATGACCGGTACGCCTCCGATGCGTTACCAGTTTCGATGTATGCCTGACAAAAAGCCTCTTGCTTAATTGTCAGTGTCATTCTTACGCCTTGGTGAATGCCTGAGCGTACTCAACCATACGGCCAGGGGTTAACTGGATAACGCTCATGTCACCAAGAGGCAGGAAGCCAGCGGTGATCTTCGCGTTGCACTTAATGGTGAAGTCGGCGCGGTCAGAGCTAACCACGATGTCGTAGTCGGTTGCTGTAGTCCCGCCGGCAGCCACAACCTGGAAATACTCAGTCTTGGTAGGAGTGGCATGAACGCCAACCAAACCGCCTTGAGGGAAGAGTGATGCTGCGATATGCGACTTAACCACTGGAATCAGGTTTGCTACCGAACCAGCGGTTGCTGTCTGCATGGATGTGATTGCCATTACTTAGCCCCTTTCTTTGGTTTCTTCTTGCCTTTACCGGCTTTGCTCATAGCAATGGCGATAGCCTGGTCTTGTGGCTTGCCTGCTTTAACTTCGGTAGCGACATTCTCGCTGATGATCTTTTTCGACTTACCTTTCTTCAGTGGCATATCATGCTCCTGGAGTGAATAGGTCTAGAGCTTCCTTGGCCTCGCGAACTGAAGTAACCGCTCGTGTAACGGAATCTCCATTAGCGGTATTGGCGTTATAGCGAATTTTAAAAAGCTCAAGCTTCATGCGGTCGGTGCCGATGAATGCGAAAGCCTCCTCAGCGGCAGCATTGCTGAACTGAACCAGGGAATAAATCTCAAGTTTCAGTTTCTGCTCTTCGGTCATTTCTGTAATTGCCATGATTGGCTCCAGTTGTTTGGTAAAAGCCATTATCGAAGCCACTCATTGAATGGCTTCTGCAATCGCTTAATCGAGCTCAGAAAGGCGTTGCTTGAGCAGGTAGCCTTCGAGTAGCCAGATTTTGTTTACTGCATTCTGGCGCGCAATCTTGCGACCAATTTCGGCGTCGAAATTCTCCGGGCTAGCGCAGGCGCTTTCTCCAGTTACCGTAAAGCCGTTTTCTAACACCAGTACGCAGAACGTCAGGAGCTTGAGCTGATCAAAGTCGTCTCGCTCAATATGTTCATCACACTTGGTGTTAATGCTTGCCCCGAGACGTCCATCAGCAGCAGTGAAATAGCTCTCACTTGTGATGATGCTTTCAATGCGGCTAGGCGTCACTCGCGGTGCGGTTTTCCCTTTTGCTTGGATTTCTTTTTCAATTTCTTGGTCGTTCATAATTTTGACCTTTTGGTTGGTTGAAGTTATCGCAGCATCAGCCACACCTCGCGGAGTTGCCTCGCCACTTCCGTCTTTCCGGCTGCCAAGACGTGATCACCTCCTGCTAGGTAACACAGTCTTATTCCTTGTCGGGGGAATTCATTTCGCTAAGCAAACTTGATTGATGTAATCCTGCAGTCCGGCGATCTGCTTATTGGCTATTTCGATTCGCTCTCTGAGGGTGAAATAATCCCGTTGAGCGGCGTCAGTAAGTCTGGGGCTGGCTGCATCATCCATGCCGGAGGGCTTGGAGGGTTGGCATGAGGCAGAGACGCGCAGCTTGCGAGCGCCAGTGGCAACATCACGCTGCAAATCAGCAATCTTGCTTTTCGCATCTTCAAGCTCCTGCGTTCTCTGCAGATCGATATCAGCTACTGCTTTCTGTGTTTTGTTCTGCCACTCGAGCTGTCCAGATAATTGTGCATTGGCCTTGCTAACTTCTTCCAGTTCACCCCGTAGCGATTGATTGCTTAAGGCAAGCATCGTGATGAGTGACAATGCAATGACGCCGACAATAGTCTTCCAGTTATCCAGCACCCATTTCATGCCAGAACCCCGCCAGCCTTTTGGTATTGCTTAATCAGCGGATCAACCTTGTGCTCAAATTGGCCATAGCCAGCACCAGGAAGCGAGGCCCAAATGTTTCGGCAATTGTTGATAGCTTTGACAATGTTACCGGCTTCAATATCAGCCAATGCCCTACGCTCCTTAATAAGCTGGATAGCCCATTTATCTTGTGAAGATGGACTGAAATCAGGGAGATTGAGCAACCCTTTGTAATGAGCCCAGTCGCGCAGCATGAACTGATATCTTCCTGATGCGTTGGAAGTTAGCCCCTTGCTGTTGATTACCTTCGATGGACGCCCATTGTTAAATGGGTGATCTGAGTAATCGGTGAATACTTCCGGCTTTTTATCTGCGCCAGTCACAATGACGTCATAGCCATTATTCTTCGTTGCCGGACTCGTTGATGTGCCTTCTGACCACGCCAGCATGTCTAGAAATGCGCGTAGATTATTGCTGATTTTCATCACTAGCACCCACTCGCTTGCTGATAGCGCTGATGGCGATATTGCGGAGCTTTTCAACACCGATGAATCCAACCATGCCACCAATGAAAGGAGACATGCTTACCGGCAATCCGAACACGTCCAGAGCACTGGAGATGCAAAGAGAAAGGGCGCCACATAGGACGCCCTCAATCCAGCGATTCTTTCGCTCTACACCATCGTAAATTAATCGGCCATAGCAAATTAACCCGGCCATCATTGAACCAAGAATTTGCGGCCATGCGTTTTTAAGGCCGTTCAGAACGTCGGCCCAGAATCCAGGGTCACGTTCATTCATTTGACGATCCTGCATACTCTAGCCCCTACACTCTCCCCGCCGAGCGAGTCAACGAATGCACGGTCGTTATCACAGAGAACGCGTAGAGCGCCGATTTGAGCGCCCCATGCATCCTTCTTCCACAGTTCAACAGTGGAGATAACTTCATCATCGGTCTTTGCGCTTGCGAGGCCATATGAAACGACAGATCGCGGGTACGCGTAGGCCGCCGAGTTAATCCTCGAATTAACCTCTGCAGCGAGATAAGAAAGGAGAATTAAGCCCAGCAACCAAGGAGACGAACTCACGAAACCAGCCCTGACGAGCTCAGGTAATTTGAGCATGGTGGGTTCCTTACATTGCTATGCTGTAGTCAAAGGTTCAGCCCGCATCCGTAGACGATCAACTGCTAAGAGGGTGCCATGGAGTGTGTCGCTGTTGGCTGGGGCTGAAATGCAAAAAGCCCCGCACTAAGGCGAGGCTAAAATGTTATGTGATGGCCGGCGCTGATCCCCAGCTAGCACTCGTCGCCATGGCAGGCTTTTACCCCACCATCTAGCTCATTCACCACAACGGAAAGAGCACTCGGATGCGTGACCATCACTCCAAATATTCTGGGACTATTTGGCGCTGAATGCTCTTACCTGTTGTGATCAAAAAAGGCCGCCTTAGCGACCCATCATTTAGATATTATCCAACATGTATTCCTTTGCCTCTCTTATGGCACTTTCCATTCTCTGCAATGATGCCTTGGGCTCTGGGACATCTCTCTCAGTGCAAATCTCTTTAATCAGCCCCCTGGCGATAACTAGCTCTTCATAAAGACTTGCAATGAGATCTCTTTGATTTTTTCCTTCCATAACAACCTCGTCTAGTTGCTCGTCAATATTCGCTATGGCAGGCGGTGACGATACCGCTTTTCGATTGGCCAATCTAGCCATAGCAAAACTGCCGCAGCAACTTAAGAGTCACTAACGGCAGCTTATGTCACTATTATGGGTAAATAGGTAAAACAAAGTCAAGCATTATCTATGCAACATGCTTAATTTTCTCTACACGTTTGCGACTGTTGAGCGCATTTACCATCGGAGCATAGAGCATAAACAGGCTTGCTTTGAGAATTTCAGCCACTTCTTTCCGGCATGTTTCCTCTGACGGCTTGCGCCACCCTTCCCCCAGGCGACCGCGGTTAATCTTGCGGGGCTTTGCGGTCGCGTGATAGTAAGATGCAATGGCTCGCTTAGAAGAACCATGAGCGTAGTAGCTTAGCAGAATGCCAAAGGCTTTCTTGTCGATAAACATGACGGAATCTACGACCTGAGAAATCAACATTCCATCATCGTCATTGCACATTGGCCTACTTGGATTCTTGCTTGGCTCTACGCTTTCCATGAACTTGGCGATCATGTTGCTCATGCGTCGCTCGAGTCTACCGGAGTAAACCCATGCGCCCCACAGCTCAAGCCAGCCATTAACCCACTGGTGCTGCTCATCTGAAAGTGACAACTCTTTAACTTCTCTCATGCTGAGCCCTCTTCCAGATTCTGTTATTAACAACGTTCTCTATCGTGCTTCTGGCCACATCAAATTTGTCGGCAATCTGAGCTTGGGTTAGCCCTTCGTAATGCCAAAGCTCTAAGATGATGGGGATGTCATTGCTTCCAAGCTTTCGCGGGGCCGAAGGTAGGTTTTCCCCTCGCACCAGGTCATTCTTAGTGCTCCACATCGGCGCGGATACCAATCCTGCTTTGCAGACAACAATCCGCCCATTGCGCTTTTGCTTTAAGGAATAGTGCCTACCGGCATTGGATTGCCTCAGGGCTCGCGCATGGGAAATCGCCTCGTTAATATCGGTAAACATCATGCTGCTTCCTCCAGATTTCGCTTGCGGAGTTTTTCGTAATGCTTCGCCCGGCGCGTGAAGATTGACTTCACTCGCTGTAGGTAAGCGATATCGAATTTCCGTGGTGTGTTGTCGTGCTCGATTCGTTCAACGCGGTATGTGCCAATCTTCTCGATGAGGTTTATTCGGTAGGGGATCAGGTTTCCTGATAGGTCTCGGTTGCAATGGACGCACCCGGCGTGATTGTTGAATATGTTGAAGCGAAGATGTGGCGCAGCGCCCCTGGATCGATAGTGACTGGCATCTACTGCGCCGCCCCTTACGCCATAATTAAGCGGCCTACCACATGCGATGCATGGTTTCCCATAGTCTCGCCAAAACACAAAGCGATTTACCGCCGCCTGAGCCTCTCTGTTCCATTCTGATTTTGTCTTTAACCTTTCCCTTCTCTGCCTAAGCTCATCGCGCTGTAGGCGCTCCTGCTTGCGTTTTTCTCGCAAAGCAATCTCTTCATCGCGCTTCTTGTTGAAGGCAATGGCGCATTTGTAGTTGTGGCAGACTTTTTGAAGGGAGCTTCTTGGAAGGTATTCAGTGGAGCAGATGGGGCATATTTTAGGCTTCGGAGGCTTGATGCCTTTAGCCATCTTCATCCTCCGCGTTTCCGATAACCTCATCAGCCTGGCGGTCTATCTCGTCGTTGCACTGCTGGCAGATGTAGCACTCGTCCTCTGCCAACTCCGATAAGCAACTGCAGCAGATATCGGTGCCGTACTTCTTCGGCACTTTCATAATTTCCGGGATTTTAATGGCGTTCATCGCACGCACCTCATCAGCAGAAACAGAACGGCATTACCCGGCCATGCGAGGCTGAGTAGCAGCATTTTTGTTGTGGATAGGGTTGGCTCGTATTTGCAGAAGAACTCGAAGCTGCGGCCAGCGATGAAGCAGTAAGCGCAGGCGGCTATGATTGCTACCGTGATGAGGATTAGCATTTTTCGGCATCCTTCATCATGAGGAAGACAATCATGGCGGCGCGGAGTGGGTTGTCATCTACATGCTTAATGCCTTTTAGCATTCCACCCCTTAAATCCCACGCGTAGGTGTTTGATGATTTACTGGGTACAACGCCTATTTCATTGGCAACAATAATTGGCCATGCGTCTGCCGGATTGTTGCAGTAGTCGATGCACTTTGAGGTAATTCGTCGGCAGATATCATCATCCGCCCTCCAGTTACCGAATTTCGCCGTTGCTACCGCGGCGTTGATTTCAAAATCACTCATTTTGCTATAATCAGTCATGACTTTCTCCGGGCGCGACGACGCAGCCACATGCTGTCGGCTAAGGTCGCGGTATAGTTGAATGAAACGATGCTTTCTGGTTGCTGGCGGGGCTTTCTGGTCTTGCGGTGGTCAGTCTTGAATATCAGGTTATCCATTATGATTTGCGTTGGACTTCGCTGTGTCATGCTGCCCTGTCTCCATATCGATTAGCCCACTCGATAGCGAGCCGGGATTCATCGCTGAACTTGACGCCATGCTCAGCACCAAACGCGTTTATCAGCTCGATGAGGTCGCGCATCTCGCCGACGGTCATCTTGCTTGTTGATTGCCCAAGAACAACGAATCCGCCGTCTATGCCTGGAACCGTCTCTTGCTTCTTCAGCGCAGCAGTGAAAACACACTTCCAGCTCTCAGAGCCCATCTTTCGCCCATACCAAACGACCTGCTCGCTGATGTCGCGCAGGGTTGCCCATAAGCGCGAATTTTGCTCCAGGCTTCTGGTTGGTTCTTGGATGGTCACTGCGAGGGGTTTTTCTGGATTTAGTGGAAGGCTGTCGATGAAGTTTTTCAGGTTCTGGCGTATCTGTGGGCTTCTTAGGTAGAAGACCTGCTTTTGCATAGTTACTCCCGAGATATCGTGATACACAGTCCGTTCACTGTTTTTGCGGTAATGCTGTCGCCTTGCTTCAGTTTCTGCAATTCAAATGCATCACACAGTGCGTTGATAGCTAATTGCTTTGGGTTGTTCCGGTTTATAAACCGAACGAGCCGGTTGGCAATGTTGAGCACCACCCACTTCCACGCTTGCACCAAAATGAACAGGTAGCTAATAACCATCAATCCGATAACCATCCAATCAGTAAAGCTTGCGTCTTTCATGGCTTCATGGGCTCGTGTTTGAATAGTTCTATCAGAGCAGTCATGTTTTGCTCTGAGTGATAGCGGCCTTTGCAGTTGACGAACTTGCGAGCTGCATCAACCACCAATTCTTTCCATTCGATGTGCGTGTTAGCTTTTCCCCATGCCTCCCTCATTTCAGCTTCTTTGCTCCAGCGCTGGGTTGGTATGCATCCATTCTCTCGCTGGCAAATATCCGCGCTTGCTCGGTCTTTGGCTTCCTGAACGAGCTCGTCCATTGTTTTTTCTTTCATGGCTATCACTCCCCTTTGATTGATAGGCCGATATCACGCAATACGTCACATGAATCCGCCGCAAACTGGCGGTGGTTAAATATCTCGTGGCCGCTCGTGCCATTCCAATAATTGTCAGTATCTGGAAGCTCAACCACGATGCTTGCTCGGCTTGCCTGCCAAATCTCCCACGCTTCCTGAGTTTTTAATGACTTGTAATCTTCAGAATTTGGCGGAGTATCTCCCCACTTTTCGAGCGCTTTCTTACTATGAGGGTTTTTATTTGAATAGTGCTCTTCAAACTGCCTACGACTCTCTTCTTGTTGCTTATCCATGGTTAGGCTCCTGACCGGCGTAAGATACCGTGCGGCGGTATTCGTTAAACTCTTCGGCGTTGATGCCGGGAATGATGCAATCACCAAAAACGACCTCACCTTCTGGTGTTAGTACGAACCGGTGATTTTTATGATACGGAACTGAAATTTCAGCTGTCGGGCCGCCTGATGGTACTTTTGCTGGGAACTCGGCAAAGTGACTGATTAGATATTCCATCGCATCGGCATAGGCGATTGATTCTTTGTAACTGAGTCGATAATTCACTTGTTATCTCCTTTGCTTGGCAGGTCAGAAACCGCCCTTCTGATTTGATGGTCGGGATTCAGTTTCAGATGCGCGTATTTTTGCCTGAAGCTGATCGCAATCGTAAATCGCGCCGTGACGTTGTTCTACAAAGACAACGCCGTTTTGCCCATGACGGTTGAGGCGCAAAAGCAATTCGGTATCTTGCTGATTGGCGTTCTCGTCATAAGCTCCCTCTCGATAAATCCCCAGCCAGTAATCGCAGTCCTGCTCGATTTGCCCCGTGTCGCGTGAATCGCTTGGCAGCGGCCGTTTGTTGGTTCGCTTCTCAAGGTCACGGTTAAGCTGGGTAAGCAGAACGACGACGCAGTTCAGCTCTTTGGCAAGGTTCTTTAACCCTTTGGTGATTAAGCCGTAGGCCAGATCGTTACGCTCTGCCTTCTCGGCTTTCATCAGCGTCAGGTAGTCAACGAGAACCATCCCTACGCTTCCGCGCTCACGCTTAATCCTCCGACTCTCTGCGACGATATGAGCCAGAGATAGCCCTGGGGTGTCATCGATATAGAGATTTCCGCTCTGAGCGATTTGTAGCCCCTTTGCTGACGCCATTGCGAATCGGGTGTCGTCGTATCCATCGAGGTAGAAGTTTGACGAGCTAACTCCGGATGCTTGGGAAAGCGAACGCTCGACGAGCTGTTCCTGTGGCATTTCAAGGCTAAAGGCGATCGCCGGCTTGTTCTCTTCGAGTGCGCAATGCAAGGCCATTTTCATGTAGAGTGTGGTCTTGCCCATCTTTGGTCGCGCGCCGACAACGAATAACGATCCATTCACCAAACCTTTCGGAGCGAGCAATTCATCCAGCGATGGAATGCCTGTTGAGATGCCAACTGCTGACGGGTCACTGCTCAGGCGCTTTTCGACAATGTTCACCCAGGATTCGAAAGCCTCCGCAAATGGCACCGCGCCACGAACAGAACCAGATCGAGATTTGTCAGCAGTATGCATAGCCAGCGCTTGCATGTGCTCCAGCTTCTCGGCAGTCGTCATCGCAGATGGCTGATAGAACACCTCAAGCATCTTGTTGGCCTGCTCGATAGCAAAACGCTCCATAGCGCAGTCCTTCACGCAATTGGCGTATGCCAGAATGTTCGCGGCGCTCGGGGTATTTTTCGACAGCTCGGCCAGATAGGCGAACCCGCCAACTCGGTCAATCTCTCCAGTAGACTCCATGCGCTCAGCAACGGTGATCAGGTCGATGACGCTGCTCTTGGAGTTCATCTCGCGCGCGGTGCGGTAAATCACCGAATGCGCCGGGCTGTAAAACATTTCAGGTGCCAGGAAAGAAAAAACGCGCTGAACCCGGTCGCTCTGCGCGTCTAGTAGGATTGAGCCAAGCACTGATTGCTCTGACTCGATGCTGCTCGGTGGCAGCCGGTAATCAACGGTCGTCATGATCGCCCTCACGAACTTTGAGATAAACATTGTCGTTCAGCAGGAAGTCAAATCCCTTCTTGTGCCAAACAGTCCCGCGCTGCTGGTTCTGGCGCTCTTCGAACATCCAGCGGCAGTTGTCGCGAACGTAGCCCAGGTATTTCCGCCAGTCGTCCATCGTGAACCCATGGCCATCCAGCTGACGAGTAACCACCCCAGCTTTTCGCCAGAAGGTTTTAATCGAGCTGCGACGTTTCTCAGTTAGTGCTCTGACCGATTTCGCTTCTGGCAGGATTTCGTGGTAGGCGTCGATGACGTCTTGACATGAGATTGCAGATTTTTGCTTTTCTGATTTTTCGCTGGCTGATGCACTCTCATTAGGTTTACCTAATGAGTTATTATTTATATTGTTGTTTATGGACAATCGTTGGACATCCGTTGGACAATCATCGCTGGGAACCGCATTTTCACTGGTGTTTGCGTTGGACAATCGTTGGACATCCGTTGGACAATTTTGAGCCTGAAAATCGTCGTATTTTAGGATGGTAATCAGGCTAAATTTCCTGCCCATTGGCTCGATTTTTAACATCCCTTTTGACTCGAAACTGCGGAGCAAGCTCTTAACTTTGTTGTCAGGAATGAACGTCTCGGCCACCAGGGTTGGACGCCCAGTAATCAGCTGCCCTCTTCGGACCATCATTTCTCCGACGTCGGTTTTCACAACCGCTGGAGAGTAGTTTGCTTTCAGTATCAGGTGAAGCCATAGGTGTACTGCCTGAGAGTCCTTGTACAGCTTGCTATCCATGAATTGACGATGAATCAAGGCAAACCCCTTACCGGCTGCCTCCGGTATCTCTACGTGGCGCTCCTGCTGCCTGTAGTCGGATAATTTTCTAACGACGCCCATTCTTCTTCACCCCTGCCAGTGCAATCCGATATTCACCAATGAACCGAGCAGCAAAACTCCGGTTATTGGCGGCTGCAACAACGATTCCTTCCGGTGAATCAGGATGCCGTCGTTCCTCTTCTGTCTTGTAAATTCGGCGATTTTTTGCCATAATTTCCTCCAGTGGGTTGTTCCAAACATCACTATCACGCCTCGAAAGCTGCAACTTCCGGGGCGTTTTCTTTTGGTGACAGATATCCAGCCAGGCGCTTAGCCAACTCCGCCATTTCTTCGTCTTCCATTCCCCACTCCAGAACGGCCAATAACATCGCCATGCGAGGGATAAGAGACTCTTTCCAGCGTGTGATTTGAGATGGGTTAACACCTACTGCAGTTGCAATGCTTGTGACGCCTTTCAGCGCTATCTTGTTGAGCAATGAGCTTTCAATGCGACGGGCGTCATTGCGTGTTTTTGCAGTGTCCATACGTAATACTTCCTTTGTTGATAAATGATTAATCACGACTAAGCTCGGCTTAGTCTTCAAATGCTCCACACTGGCGGAGCTGGTCAGGGATGTTAAAGAGCGGTGGTGCTTATGCTGCGAATGAAGCTGTTAACTCAGGCCAGATCTCGAACCAATCATTTGGGTGAAGATCCTTTCGTGATACCTGGCCGCCAGAGTTGCTTTCGATCCGTACTGAAAGCGCTGCGCCTAATTTTTGCTTATTGGAAATCGCCTTGCGCAGATAGCCTACAGAGGTGTTGCACTGGCCAGCGAAGGCCTTCTGTTGCTCAATGCCAAGGGAGTTCAGGTAAAGCTGAAGCTTTTCCATTCATGTCACTCCTTGCTGTATTCACGAAAAGTATACTTGCAAGTAAAGTTACTTGCAATACTCAGAGGTCATTTACCTAGGAATACCTTCGGGTAAGATGAGGCGATGCAAAAAGAAGACAAGTCTCATGTATTTGAGCGCCGCAGAAAGAAGCTGCAGGAAATAATAGATTCCCTGGGCACACAAAAGGCCTTGTCTGAGAAGACAGGTATAGCAGAATCAGTTATTTCCAGGATGCTCTATCCTGCTGGAAAAAGTGGTAAAAGAAACATAGGAGAGCAGGCTGTTCGCGATATAGAGAGCGGCCTGGGACGCCCTACGGGTTGGTTCGACGGCATAGTTCAAGATGCTAATTATGATGATGCTCACAATATCAATACGTATGGTGTGCAACACATAAAAACTATCTCGACTAAGAAATATCCCTTGATAGGATGGGGTGACGTTTCCACCTGGTCTGACAAGATGCATGAGATAGAACAAAGAGCAACGACATGGTTGCCATCAATAAAAGACTATGGAGAGCGGGCTTTTTGGCTTGAAGTTAAGGATGACACAATGGCCGGCTCCACTGGAGTCAACTATCCGAAGGGATCTTTGATACTTGTTGAGCCGTATTTGAACCAACATATTTCCTCTGGGGACAAAGTGATAGCCCGCAAAATTGGCGGGAGCGAATCAGACCTAACCTTCCGGTTCTTCTATGAGGACGGCGGAAACAGGTGGCTAAGAGCAGCCATGCCTGGATTCCCTCACCTCGACGGAGACGAATACGACATAGTAGGAATTGTGGTTGGAGCCTGGTTAAACTAACCAGCAACCACGTCAGGCCCGGCTAATGCCGGGTTTTTTGTTATCTAAATCCCGCCAAAATCAGATCCCCGTCAAATTACAGAAAATAATTTACCTCAAATTTCAACGACTTTACCTCAATCGGCAAAATACTTTACTTTCAGGTATAGACATAAACTTTACTTGCGAGTACATTTCTAATCACAGCAGGACGCTGACCAGCCAAACGTAAGCTTGGCACCGCTCTTTAACAATCTAACTGACGCCAGATAGGCAGCTAAGCAAGCTACATCATGCACAGCAAAACCATTTTGAAGTCAGTTGGGCCGGGATTTCTCCTGCCAGTGTAGGAGACCAAAGCGAAGTGGCTTTGGGGTGTCGTGACCGCGCCAAAAAGTAATCGCCGCTCCCTCTCAGGGGTAAACGCGTAGCGGGAATACGGTAATCGCAACTGAGATAGAGGTACAACGTATCGATCACGACACCACCAAAGCCACTTACTGGAGGTAGTTATGACAACAATCATCGTTAAGCCAGTGAAAGAAAACAGCAAGACACGTCGCTATCGCCAGCGAGGTGAAGTGATGGCAAAACGCCGCGAAGATGCGGATACAGCGAAGAAGATAAGCAAAGCCTGGGCGAAGCTTACCCGGGTTGAGTTACCGGCACAGAAGCCTGTTTATAGTGGCTCATGCTGCTTGCCAGAGGTGGCGATGTTCGCAGCCGGGCATCGCAAATCAAACAAAATCACAGCTCGTTGACATGGTTGATAGATATATGAATGGTTACATGGAATGCGGTGAATGCGGACATCAATGGCAACAGGCTGTTGATGGTGAAATTAAATGTCCTTGCTGTGGCAGCGATTATCTTAATAAAGCAGACATTGGTGGAGAAATTCCAGAATGGTTTAATCCAGATGAAAATTAATCATTCATTGATAGCCGCCTAGCGGCTTTTTTTACGCCTAAAAGTCGAGGTAAGCATGAGCTTCAGAGGAAAGGTTTGGTTTTGGATGTTGGTTTCATGCGCCCTCTTCTGGTGTGGCGTGGTTATTGGATTGATGTGGGTTATGTGATGAGTGAATGGATTAAGTGCAGCGATCGGATGCCTATCATGATGGAAGATGTTCGGGTTTATAAATCAGTTGAAGTGATAGTGACTGACGGCAAGCTGGTCACAACCTGTGATTGTTGCGCCGGAATTCCTAGCGATTTCCCTGAGAAATTCTGGGTTTCGTTCAGCCAATACGGAAACATGCCACCTAGCCAGATAACCCACTGGATGCCACTACCAGAACCACCTACTGACTGACCATCCAAAAGCTCATATCCGTGTGGGCTTGATGATGTTTAGAGAAGCCTCGCCCCCCTTTAGGCCGCCATTGTGCGGCCATTTTTTTTCCATCGCTAAGCCAATTTACGAGTTGGTTCAGCAATGAATACCTATCAATCAACATATCAAAGGAAAAGCCCATGATGTACGCCATCGCAGGGCAGTCCGGCATGGGCTGCTCCAATAACTTTCTTGTCAAAATGCAGCATCACAAATCAAACATCCTGACCAGCGCTAGCTTTACACCGCCACCTCGCAAGAGCTGGCTGGATAAGCTGATCGACATTTTACGCACCGAGGGTCGGCCATGAATGCAGCCCAGAGAATGGAAGTTGAAAAAATCGTTTCGAATTTCACCGAAGAAGATAACGAAGCGGTTTATGAAGAAGTTGAGCGCCTCGATAAGCAGATGCGGATTGGTTACATGGAGAAAATGCTTAGAGAGCATCTTCCGCACTGTGAAGCCGAGACATTCGCGCTGGCTGCTGACTCATCCGAGTTTCAGGAGATAGCC